AATTATAAAACTAAAGGTTATGGGGGTTCCTTTTAAAAGCCCCCATTTTATTAAAAAGGAACTACCAGTGCCGTTAATGACTCTTAATACATCAAAGTCTTTCTCAATGAATATTGAGAACATCGTCCTAGAAAAAAATATTACACATATGGATGCAATTCTTTTTTATTGTGATAAAGAAGGTATTGAACCAGATTCAGTAGGTTCTCTTGTTTCTAAAGCGCTTAAAGAAAAAGTTGAAGCAAACGCAAGAGACTTGAACTTCCTTCCAAAACAAGCACAACTTCCTGTTTAAAGTATGGAACCGATTGACGTTTATCTCATGTACTGTGCTATGAAAGCACACTTTGGTAAGAGTGACTATGACTTTGTAACATACAAAGGCAAGACTCGTATCAAACGTGATACCTTCTATAAGCGTAAGGACAGATCGTTCTTCGTTAGATTGGCTCGCAAGTATAAGACAGAAGAACAAATCAAAAATTACTTTGTAGCAAATTTCATCAGGGATAAGAAGGGGTATATTGCCAACTTCAATGATGAGAACTATGATGCATGGAAACTGAAACGTCAGGGTTTCTTTGATTTATTTGAGGTGGAGATGAAGCCTCTGGTAGATGCGTTTGAGGATTTGTTCATAGTAGAAAATGGGCAACATCCCAAATTGATGAGAGAGTTTCTAGGTGGCCGGGTTTCTTTGGAGACAGTGATCATACTAGATGAGTTGGTCAACTTTGGCCCCGATTGGAATAAATCGTTGGAGGATGATATCATATGGAGTGATTTAAGATATTTGATGAATAATTACGAAAGGTTCTTGACAATTTATAAAGAACAGTATAAAATAAGACTATTGAAACTTATAGAGGAGTCCATTTAAAATGGAAAAAAGAGTAGAAGGGTTCTTTGAGGCACGGTGCCGGGAACTAGAAAATGAAAACAAGTCATTGCAGTTTGATAATGCTGAGATGAAGACCCAAAGTGATATATTGACAGAGCGAATTCAGAAGATGTCAATGCGTCAACCAAATCGGGCTCAGAAAAGTTTTAATAATAAAACTCAACGACAGTTTACCTCAAACAAGTAAATGGTTCGCTGGTATAGTTAAACGGTATAACAAGGGTTTTGTAAACCTTAATTCGCAGTTCGATTCTGTGTACCAGCACCATTTAAAGGATATAATATGAAAGTAAGATTGATATCAAATTCCACACCAGATAACATTATTGGTGTAGCTGACGCACAGGAACTTATTGCATACTGTGCAAGGGTATCAAATCCTGGTAACCAGAACAACAAGGATACCAGTGAGAAACTTATCAAGTATCTCATCAAGCACAAGCACTGGTCACCCCTAGAGATGGTTAGTGCGTGTCTTGAGATTGAGACAACGAGAGACATTGCTCGTCAGATTCTACGTCACCGTTCATTCTCATTCCAAGAGTTCAGCCAACGGTATGCAGACCCTACCAAGGATTTGTCTTTTGAGACTAGGGATGCACGGCTACAGGACAAGGACAATCGACAGAATAGTGTTGAGCTTGATAATAATGATGAGAAGCAACGCCGACTGAATGAAAACTTTCGTATGAAACAGATGTTAGTGTGGAGACAAGCAAAGAAGACATATGAATGGGCTATTGAGAACGGTATTGCCAAGGAACAGGCTCGTGCAGTACTACCAGAGGGTATGACTGTATCACGGCTATACATGAACGGTACATTGCGCTCATGGGTACACTACATTGACCTACGCAGTGCTAATGGCACACAGAAGGAACATCAGGATATTGCGATTGCATGTGCCCATGAGATTGCAAGGATTTTCCCTATCATGACGGATATTAGTAATGTCTAAGGCAGTAGTAATTGGTAATGGTGAGTCACGCAAGTGGTTCGGTGATAAACAGTATGAGGTGGATGCTGTCACATGGGGTTGCAATGCAATCTGGCGTGATGTGATGGTTGATAACCTTGTTGCAGTTGACTATGGTATGCAGCAGGAGATTTACGAGTCAAACAACTGGCGAGATATTCAGTGCTGGTTTGCAAATTGGTCAGTGCTTCCTTCTGAGGCAGCAGACATGATGCTTATGGGGTATGACATTCCAGCCGAATTCATCCATAAGACAACTGGTATCACAGACCGTTGTGTGATATCAGGTAAAGACCCATCTTCTATAAAGGAAAAGGTTGAGGCGGCAATTCAACAGTTTCCCAATCTTGACATGAAAGACCTTCGCATGAAGCTGGAGAAGGATATTGGTGTTTGGATTACATATGTTTATGAAGATGATAACATAAATACAATTGACTTTCCTATTGGATGGTCAGCGGGTAACACCGCTATGCACCTTGCATGTCAGCAAGGAGCAACAGAGATTTATATATTGGGGTTTGACCTATCTGCGTATAGCGAGAAGTTGAACAACTTGTATAAAGGGACAGATAACTATCTGTCAGGTGATGCAAAAGGTTTCAATCCAAGCAATTGGTTGAACCAGATGCAAACTGTTTTTACAGAGTACCGTGACGTTAAGTTCTATTGGGTTGATCCTGTAGAGCGTTTTGGACAAGAATCATTCTTCTATGTGGGGAATGATGGAAAGAAAAATAACGTAAGGTACTTGACAAAAGCAGATTTTTGTGATAAAGTAAGCATACGATAAACATACGAAAACATATATTCACATAAGGAGATACATATGTCATTAAGTACACTAAGAAAGTCCAACTCGTTGGATAAACTGCTTGGAGCAGTCCAAGCAGAGAACGCCCCCCAAGAAAAGAAGTCCTATGCAGATGACCGTCTTTGGAAACCTGTGGTAGATAAGACGGGTAATGGTTATGCCGTTATTCGTTTCCTGCCAGCAGTATTGGGTGAAGACCTTCCTTGGGCAAAAGTTTGGAACCATGCGTTTCAAGGTCCAACTGGCCAGTGGTATATTGAGAACTCTCTCACTACCGTTGGACAGAATGATCCCGTATCAGAGATGAACTCTGCATACTGGAACTCAGGAGTTGAGTCAGACAAGGAAATTGCTCGTAAGCAGAAGCGTAAGTTGCAGTATTTTGCAAATATCCTTGTTGTCGAAGACTCCACTAATCCTCAGAATGAGGGCAAGGTTATGCTCTATCGCTTTGGTAAGAAAATCTTTGACAAGTGTATGGAAGCAATGCAACCAGCATTCAAGGATGAAACCCCTGTCAATCCCTTTGACTTCTGGGAAGGTGCGAACTTCAAGCTGAAGATTCGTAAGGTAGATGGCTATTGGAACTATGACAAGTCAGAGTTCGAAGCACCAACTGCTTTGTTTGATGATGATGATGAGAAAATTGAAGAAGTTTGGAAGAAGGAGTATCCTCTGGTAGAGTTTACTTCTGCAACCAACTTTAAGTCTTATGATGAGTTGAAGACACGTTTGCACATGGTTCTTGCAGGGACTACTACGGTAGGAACTGCCGCAGCAGTGATGGAAGATGCGCCTCGGGCTGAACCCAAGGTGGATACAAAACCTACTCCTGCGCCTACTGTTGATAATGATGAGGATACTATATCCTACTTTGAAAAGTTGGCAAACGAATAAGAGACTGGGGGGGGAATTTCCCCCCCCTTTTTTATGATCCATTAGGGCCCTCTGTTGAGAGGACCGTATAGGTTTATGGTTCCTTTACCCGAATTCAATACACTGACGATTGGCGCCGGTACGTTGACGATTGGAGCCGCCACCTTGACCACCACCGTCGGCGTTCCATCTGAATTAAGATGCGGGTACGGTATAACTTTAAAATCCTGGCCAGGATCATGCATGGCTTTGCGGCGGGCGCTGGTCGCAGATTCCTCCCAAGAGGAGCTGCCAAAGTGAGTGCCGGGGGCGGGCATGATGCCCGGCATCTTGCTCAAAATGTGCTTTGCCATAAGGCGATGTCGTGCATTCTTATCCATCCAAGGCCTCCACCCGGTCTGGGCCAGTGGATTTTTCTTTTCCCACGCCCTTTTGGAATCTTTTGGATCGTAATTCAATGAATACAGCTTACCTTGGAGTTTCTTAGAAACCCCCTTATGAATTGCAACATCGGTACCGAAACTGGTTCTCATCGACCCCATCGCGGTCAGGCCTGCCTTGTTCGTGTATTCCCCGGTTTCTTTATTGAGTGTAAAACCTTTCTTTATCTGGGGCCCCCTGTATTTTGTCATTATTCCACTCTCG